ATGAGAGACGGTTTCAGCGACAATGCAACTACCATACTAATCGTTACCCTGCTTATGGGGGGCTTAGTATTAATGTTTGGATTTATTTCAGTGTATTATATGAATAAAAATAAAATAATCGCACAATCTAGAGATCCTATCGCGCTTGCGTGTGCGCTAGAAGTGAATAATAGTAGTGGCACAATTGCCTGCATGACGTATTTTCTTACTTTTGAGCGGGAATAATCATGAAGTCAATAGAAGAATTAGCTGCTCTCCGTAATAAAGCTGAGACAGCGGAATTACCTTGCGATACTATCGTCATTTATGGCGATGGTGGAACGGGCAAAACAGCGTATATTGCTACTTTAGCAGAAAGTAGCATGTTCGATACTATATATTGGTTCGACATTACCAATGGCAGCGAAACCATTATTAGAATGGCAGCGGAAGGACGACTAAGCAACGCGGCTGCAAAAAAGATAAAGCTTATCAAGATAATTGATACGCCACTTCAGCACTACGGATATGAAACTATATCCAAGATTTATACAACGAACAGAATATGGCAGATATGTGGCTTGCATGGTAGATGCGATTGTCCTATCTGTATTAAAGAAAAGGTAGTAGATGGATGGATGCCGTTTAATCTTTTCACACTCGGTAAAAGAGACGTGATTGTATTAGATGATGCAAGTCAATACACAGACAGCATCCTTTCCTTTTTCTGCAAAGGAAAAGGGACAGGTTATAAACCTACATGGGATGAATACGATCCACTTGCCAGGGTATTAACAGATACCTTATCTGTCGTGCAAGCAGGTACCACTAACCATGTATGGATAGCGCGTCTATATGTCGGTAGTGATAATGAAGATATCAATAAAGACCAAAAGTTAATTAAGGATAAATTCTATCCTATGATCGGAACTAAAAGCTTTGCAGCGCAAACTTCTAATCGCTTCGGTAGTAAGATATGGTTAAAGAAGAAATTAGGTAAACACATGGGAATGAGTAGCAGTACTTCTACCATGGAAGCAATGGTTGGTAGCAGAATAGGGCTTAAAGTAGAAGAAGATATTGGTCTGCAATCTCTAGCTTATTATTTAGAGATGGCAAAATTGGGAAAGACTAATATTGTATTAAAGAAGTAAATCCCAATAAGTGCTCAATTTTGAGCGTAGTTTAATTTAACTTTAAGGAATAGTAAAATGAGCGGACTTATGGATAATGAGGACAGTGGAGATATGGACTTGGATTCGTCGGTGGATGATGTAACGTCTGCGCCGGATTTCATTACTCCTCCTAATGGACTATATGATCTTACGATCGTATCGGTAAAGCCGAAAACAACGAAGAAGAAAAACAAAATAGGTGAAATGGAAAAGAAGTCCAGAGTAAACGTTGTTATCGGCGTAGTAAAAACGATTGAAGTAGCAGATGGAGAAGTTGGTGTACCTGATGGTTCATTGTTTTCTAATGGATTCAATTGGGACGAGGTGGGTAAAACCTATCTCAAGCAATTCTGCGATAAGATTCTGGGAGCAGAGGTAGTTAAAGGTGCATCGTGGAAAGAGCTATTCAATGCACTTACTGAGAATGTAGTGTTTAATGCTCGCATTCGTATTAAGAGCGACGGACAGTATGAGAACGCCAACCTTAACGATATTAAGCAGGGTCCTCACGCAGGATAAAATGATGTAGGTATAAAGAGGGCATTTAATAGTGCCCTCCATTATGCCTATTAAGGAGAACGACATGGATGATTTATACGCGCCACACGTATTCCCTACTACCACAGAGGAATGCAGCGCAGCAACGCTATTAACACTATATCTCAGGGCACCAGATATGCTATACCTTAAATACTTTGAAGGATTCAGGGCACTCGTATATTGGCTAGGGAAACCTAAGCCAGCAATACAGACATACAAAAAACTTCATAGATCCCTTCAGAATTATGAGATACAAGAATTAGCCGAGCACCTTGGTGTATCCAGAGAAGAAGTGTTTTGGACATTAATGGAAATAGAGGAAATGTATGCGCCTGCTACTTAATGTTAGCCCAGATGATAAACGATTTATAGGAATGTATCAGAACATTCTTAGGAATCACGGGCATACAGCACTCATGAGTTCAAGTACTTATGAGGCAACAGAATTGGTAGGCATTGCTAAGGATAAATACTGCGATGCTATTATTATAAGCAATACATCTAGCCTTGAAAAGATAACCAATAGGCCAATGGTAGGCAATAAGAAAGGCGCGACCCTTGATGAATATCGTGGTAGCCGCTTTAACTACAATGTACCTATTTATTGCATTAATCCTTTGGAACATCTTGTCGCTGTGCCTTTTGGCCGGTGGTTACTTGATCGTGACTTGGAAAAAGTTAAAACGTGCAAAATACCCATAGCGGAATTCAGTTTCATCGTAGCAGATAATAGAGAGAAATGGGATACTTTAATTAGTAATGCACGCAGGGCTGAACTAATTAGCTATGACATTGAAACTAAGCCAGCCTATAGGATGATAACCTGTGTATCTTTTTCTCTTTGGTTTGCAGATGGAACGATGACAACCTATGTGATACCATTGTTTGATTTTGATAAGAATCATTATTTCAGGAAAGAAGAATTCGGGGAAGCAATACAAACAATTCAAACAATAAATAAATTGCGCATTCCCAAGATAGCGCACAATGGAATCTACGATGCCACCTATTCCATAACCTATAATGCTGAGCCATTGGAGTTTCTTATGGACACAATGGTATTCGGTTGGAGTAGATTTAGTGAACTCTATCAAAGCTTAGATTTTAATTCTTCACTTTATTTATACGATCATTGCCAGTGGAAACATGAAGCAGATACGGCAGGTAGCAATAAAGACATTGTTAGCTATTGGGCCTATTGTGCAAAAGATTCTTGGATTACACTGCGCATTGCACTCCAGCAATTGATGCTGTCCACACCAACAGATTATTGGATACACAATTATAAGCGCACTTTTAGGCTTACATATCCTTCAATCTACTGCGCATTCGAAGGATGCAAGATAGATGTTGTCGGTAGAAAAACGCGCCTGAATGCAGCGATAGATAAAGCAACAGACATTAAGAATAACTTTAGCATATACACACAATTTTCAAATTATAATCCTGGCTCTCCTAAGCAAGTATCTCAATTCTTCTATGGGATGCTAGGTGCTAAGAGACCCAAAAGTATTACCAAATCAGCAACAGGCGAGAAGGAATTAAATCAGGTAGCTATGCAGCACCCCTTACTCGCACGCTTGGTCAAAGAACATCTTGCTTTTAAGGAAGTACAGAAGGAAGCTACAACCTATCTAAACTATTATCTTTTTGACGGTGATAGAGCACTATGGACAGTACGTCCGACAGGAACAGAAACAGGACGTATGGCGAGTAGCAAAAGTGCCTTTGGTCTTTGGGATAGTAGTAGGGATAGTGGAAAGGAGTGGCAAAGTTATGGCCTTCAAGTACAGAATATTCCACAGGAAGGTATAAAGGAAACCTTCCTACCAGACGAAGGCTATACTCTAGTCGAGATAGATAAGAGCAAGAGCGAAGCCAGGATAGTAGGTTATTCTTCTAAGTGCTGGACTATGGTAGCTGCGCTGGAGAATACAGATAAAGACTACTATAAGCAGCTTTACTCCATGCTCTTTGGTGTTCCATACGAAAGTGTAACTAAATACCAGCGCGACAAAATAATGAAGCGCATTATCCACGGCAGTAATTATCTTATGGGCGAGTGGACTTTTGTACTTACTGTAACACCGCAGGAATTATTTAAGATAATGCGAGAACTCGGTAAGAAGATGGAAATAAGATCTTTTGCTGCTTGGCTACTCTCACTTTATCATGACCCATTCCCAGAATTAAAGCGATGGTATCAGACAGTGTTAAATGAGGTGAAACAAACTAAACATCTTGTTAGTCCACTTGGTTGGACACGGAGAGTATTTGGAAGTACTAGCGGTAGCAGCGCACATAATACTTTGCGGAGTATTGTAGCCCATGTCCCACAGAATCTTTCAGTAGATCTTCTCAATGAGGATTTTTGGGAAGATTATAAAATATGTATTGCGAGTAATGGCATCGTTCGCCTTAAAGCACAAATACATGACAGCAGATTTATGCAGATCAAGTCAGAACACATGGATGCAATTCTTCCCACTCTAGCCAACAGAGAACAGCCAGTAGTCATAAATGGGAGGACTATGCTTATTCCTTCCGAAATAAAAATAGGCAAGATCAATTGGCAAGATACGGGAGCATGGCATGGAAGCACTTAATAATATTGTACCGCTGCCAGAAAAGGAAAGAAAGTTAACTGAATTCTATAAGCTATATTTTGACTACACTGGACTTAGTTCTGCCCGAACGACAGAGGTACCAACTATATTTAATCGTTGGTCTCCTATTGCTTGTATTGGCGCATTACTTTCTAGGCAGTGCTGGTTAGAACACGGTCATTGGATTTATTACCCCAACATGTATATCATGTTAGTAGGAGAACCGGCCGCTAGAAAAACAACTAGCATTACGCTGGGAAAGAAGTTACTTAGGGGAGCAGGCTATACTAGATTCGCAGCAGATAGGACAAGCAAAGAACGCTTCTTAAAAGACTTAACTCCTGGCGAAGAAATAGATAATAGATCACTAGAAGAACTTATCGAACTTCCTATTGATGAGCCAAGTGATCGTTTCATAGTAGCTGATGAATTCCTAGATTTTGTAGGAAAACACAATCTAGAGTTTTTAACTATCTTAGCCAAGCTGTGGGATTCACCTGATGAATACCGTCACCCTAAGATAACAGGCGCAAGCATAGTCATTACGAAACCGACTGTTAGTATTTTAGCTGGATCACAGCCGGATATGATTTACTCTGTATTCCCTCCCGAGGCTATTGGTCAGGGCATCATGTCACGATTTATTATGGTGTTTAGCCAATCCACAGGAATCAAGATAGACTTCCCAGATGCACCAAATACCCTTACGATTAAACTACTTACTGACCGGCTACGTGAAATTAAGACGCACGTTATTGGCGCAATTACTCTTTCTAAATCCGCTCGCCTTATCCTAGGTCAGATGTACAACGATGCTGTTGGAGTTGATGACTTCCGTTTTAAGCACTACAACAATAGGCGTTTCATACACCTGCTTAAACTATCTATGATATTTGCAGCGATGGATTGTCGAACTGTGATTAGTGTGGAGGATGCAATCAATGCGAATACATTACTTTTCGCGACAGAGAATAGAATGCCTAGAGCATTAGGAGAATTTGGCAGCAGCAGGAATAGTGTCGTTGCCAATAAAGTGATCCAGATTCTCGCGCACTATAATGCACCTGTGGGAATACGGATGTTATTCAAGCAATTGGCTAATGAGGTAGATAATTACAATCATCTCGTTGAAACTCTAGAGGGTATGATACAATCAGAGAAGATTAAGAGTATTCATATTGACAAGAAACAGGGATACGTACCTAATGTCGGAATTAAGCAAGAATGGAAAGAGGGATTGATTAATTTAAACTTCCTAACCACAGAGGAAATTGGATAATGAGTACAGCAAAACAAAGAACAGCAGCAAAATTACTCGCACTAGATAATTTAATGGCGAAATTATTTGACTCAAATGCAGTGGGAGAATTAAACGCCGACCAATACGCATCGTATGACTTTGCCTCAGATTTTATTCCTTCTGTTTATTCTCAATGGATAACAAACAAGCGCGGTATGAGCTTTAAACAGCTCAATAAAATAGAGCAATTATACACTCTATTTGAATTGAATAATTTCGACGCATATTTGAATGATGAAAAAATAAAGGATATACAATAATGACAACCTTAGATCAGATAATTACAAATGTAATTGCGCGAAAAGCAGAGGGTATTCTCAACAGAAAATCGGATAGGATAGCGGTTAAAGTAAACGATTTTGATACAAGAACCATGCAGGAATTAAAGCGCGATAACTTCTCTGGCCTACGCGCTAGTAATATGATGATGCGTTTTGAGCTGTGGTTAATAGGGAGATTGCACGCAACATTACCGTATAGCACATTTTTTTCTAATCCCAATAGTTTGACAGCGTGGTATTCTGAGGCTTTCGGATTGGATGTGGAACTAGATAAACAGACACATGGCGCAGTTCTGGAAGTAGAAGCACGAAAGGCTGCAAGCTATTATTACGATGAAATAGTTCTCAAAGGGAAGAAAGTATGAGCTTGAAGAGGGGGGATAATAAAGCGCGTGCCTGTAGCGCGTGTGACGAATCCTTTACACCATACCAAGCAATACAGAAATATTGTTCTGCCAAGTGTCGTAGAAGGATAGAGCACGCTAATTATCTTCTTCGTTACCCCGAGAAAGGAATGCAACGGATGGAAAAACTCCTTGCATGGAAAGATAATCATCCCGATGCAAGGAGGGTTAGGAGGAAAAGAACTATATACCCCGGTTGGCTGTGCCCTGTATTTAAATGGGTCTAGTAGGCGTAATCAATCATACTCATAAATGGGCTACCATCTCTAACCTTTTTAGCCATGGTAGCATCTATTCCCCCTTCCGTAGTGGCTACTGCCTCATTAAGCGCACTCCTAAATCCTTGGGCAGTGCCACTACGAAGATACCTTGAAGCAATGATATCTAAATTATCCGAATTTAGAGTACCATTTCGTAGAGATATTTTCATAAGATGTGCAGCTTCCTTCCTGTTGTCGCTATCAAGACTGCCGTAATAAGAGGACAAATACAACATGTCCCTTTTGATAGCTTCCTGACTACTCCTAGAAGCAAAAACGCGAGAGAGTACACCAGGAATACTCCATACCATATCACTTGTCCCCACAGTATTGCCCTTCCTAGTAACAGTTCCAACAGGAACTACATCTCCTGTCTCCTGATTATATTGTGGGAGCAATTCCACTATTCTAGCCATTGGCCTACTCATACTCTGAACACTAAGTCCTTCCAGTATCGCCCTAGTCTTATCTGCCATTCCGTTACTAGCCATTGCGCCCGTAATCATCTCCGTTGTTGCCCCATACAGCTGACGAATAACATTGACCGTAGCGATGGTATCCATTGGTTTATCCTGAACAAATGGAACCCTAGGTTGAATGCTACCGCGAGTATACAATCCAACACCAAGTGATGCGGGTAATCCATAAATCAGGAAATCAGCTATTGGTTCTGGCACAGCGCGATAAGTTCCAGTAGTAAGATCGAAGTGTTTATCGCTGAAGTGTTCTCCTATTGCCGTAGAGTAATGATTATACAGCGGCATACTGGACATACCAAACATCCCTGCCTGAAAGAGACTCTGACTCATAAGTGCATTAAAACTCTTTTCTTCAATATTCCTGTACATATTCTGTGCCCAAGAGAGCATATAAGTTTGGAATAGGCCAATGGTTTGTCCAAGAACACCTTGGAATAGCGCAGGACGTTGGCCAGAATTATAGTTGCCAACACTGCGCGCAAGAAAGGATTTAGCAAACATATCCGCCTCGCGATCACTAATACCTGGCCATGCTTTTTTAGCCGCAAGATAGCCAGTAGAAAGACTCCACAGCCTAGTTTCTTCTTCTGCAAAATTAGTAGCTGTTGAGAGCCTTTCAACCAATTTACTGTTAGTTATCTGATTGATCCTAGCGACAGCACCTTTTCCCCCCGTATTCAGGAGCTTTTGCATTTCCTGTACCTCACTAACAATAGAACCAGCGTATCCTTCCGCAGTCCATTGTTTCATCTTACTTGCACCAACGGCACTATGACGAAATCTAATTCCATCGCTGATAAGTCTAAAGGGAAATACTACTCCCATAGTCTCACTGATTGGTGTTTTAGTGAAGTCACGATAAAGATTAGGCAGTGTCATAATGGGCCATGACATCGCAGTAACAGCAGCATGGCCGAATTCTAATACTTTCAGCGCAGTCATAGTAAGGAAGGAGGCACCTGCCTGAATATATTCCTCAGCCTTAGCGGGAGATACTTCAAGTCTACGCGCTGTTTCCACTATCTGAAGTTTATCCATTTGAGCGATGAACCTCTCTCCTGCTTCCTGTGAAGGCGCTCTAATAGTACCCTTATCTATTGATATATCCCATAAAGCTGTTACACTCCCCGTTGTATCCTTTTTGAAAGCTTCATAGTGTGCGAAATTCTCAAAGGGCGACCGAAAGCCCTGGCTCTTAAGTTCCTGTGAAAGCCGCTTATATGAAACTTCAGCCTTTCCTACTGTTGGGATATTAGTAATCCCAGTGAATGCCTGTTTCGTAAGATATTTACCATCGGAAATAAACTGCGCGAATCCTTCAATTGGTTTTGCTACCTTTTGAATAGCATAATCCATGGCAGCAGCTACGCCATTATTCACTGCCTTCCATGTCATAGAAGCATCAAGTTGATCGTTGCCGAGGATAATATTCTTGACCGCCAGTGCAGCATCCGGGGCTTGGTTAAGCTGTGCTATTCTATTGCTTGCAGGTTGATTCTTAGTATAAGACTTATTGACGGCAGACATGTTATCTAGGTGTTCCATAAGATCACTTAGATAGACCTGCTGTAATTTCTTACCATAGTGAATAAATCGATTATGCCAGTTATTGATAATAGTCTCTGCATAATCGTCACCAAGTGGATTAAAGAATTGCCCAGATGCGCCACTATGGATTTTGCTTACATCAGCAAAATCCATTTCAATGGGACTAACACGTTGATGCCAATAATTATAATCCTCCTGATTGCTCTTAGAACCAATAAGTTCAAAACGCTTATTGTTAGAACCTACAGTTCTTTGCCAATGATCTTCCATAGCCTCAAGACTTTTACCATCGCGGGCAACTAATAGCCTAATCCGCTGGTCTGGGCTAGTAGATTCTCTATCCAGTATATAGGAGATAAATTTATTTTTTGGATTAAAGGCAGGAATGTGCAGTCCGATATCACTCATATCTTTGAAGCCGAGAAGGCGATTGTAAGTATTATGCAGTTCCAATTGCTCTTTTGACACAGAGGAAAATTCAGTTAATATTTTCTGCATCTCGGGGGAAATATAGAGCGCACGACCATCAGTTTCCGTAATGTATTCCTTTACAGAACCTTGCTCACCCATGGCTGTTTTATATAACTTTCCATTCCCATCAATATTACGATAACCCCCAGTACCGTTTAGGATATTGATCACCCTATTAAATTCCTCTCGTCCTGCTAATGTGCTTTTAAACGCGCGAAGCATAGCAGCAGAAGGCGCAAGAATATCTGAACTAGTACTATTGAGCGTATGCGTAGTCTCCTGCCCAAGCACTGCCATTCTTTCTCCAGCAACACCTAGACGGCGCAAATAGAAGTCTGCACTATTTATCATGATAGCGCCGACGTTCTCATTGCTGATTTGCCCTACAGCTTCCTTAATCATATCCCAGGAATCCTTATCGCTAAGAATTCTCTTATAAATTGCTTGGCCCAAAGTACTTTTACTGGATGACATAACAACATCTACAATCTCAGAATTAGCGAGCTGGATAGCCTCTGTATCAAAGATAGCCGCGTTATCAGGACCGCGCAATTTACTGCTCATAAGCTTACGCGCGTTGGAAGATATCGCTAATACTCTATTAGCTTGAGACATGTAGACATCTTGAATATGCGCAGGATTTACATAAGTACCGATATCACCTACCTCGTCAATGCGCTTGCCTTGAGCAATAATCGCATTAATGTTATCCATGGGTAGATTCAACCTAATACTCATTTCCTGCGATGAAGCTCCAGCCTTGAGAAGTCCGGCAAGATAGTCGCCTTTGGTAGTCACAATATGTTGCTTAAGTTCTTCCAGGGAAATTTCCTTGGAACTAGACTTAATAGCACTCTGTGAAATACCATCAACAACAGTAGGAACAGTAGTAAGCTTGATTTTAGTGGGTATACCATTGGCAAGATCTTTAGACAGACGGCTATACCAAGCTTGCGCTACAGCAATATCATCAGTAGGAATAAATACTTCGCCATTGTGCCTATATGTATTCACAGTATGCAGCGCGTTAATATAGTGTGCATCTATAAATCCGGGAGAAGCTTTACGATTAAGCAATTGTAAATCAGCGTCTGACCCAAGACGCCCTATTGATTGTATATATTGCGGTTTAATGAATCCAATATCTACCGCGCGAAGCACCTGCGTTATATCTTCCTTGCTGGCATAAGCCTTAAAAAGCGGAGAATAATAAGTAGTAAGGTTCTCTAGTCCGGTATTTTTATTCGTATCATTAATAACTGTAGAAGGCATACCACCCCAATTTGGACTTGCTTGATATACCTTACTAATTGCTAATGATGTTTTATCCATTGCTAACTTACGTAATTCGCGTGTTATGTTCGAAGCTAGAGTATCGAATTGCGCATAAGCAACGGCCTCACCAATATGCGCTGCGAATAGTGGCATCTTCTTACGCACAGACGGAACAAGCATCCATATAGCCACACCATCGGCAATTAATTCCCTGCCGAGACCAGCATAGAGTGGTCCACGATCCCATATTTTAGGCTTGAAGCTTTTGGACAGGGGTTCTAACTCCTTACGTAAAGCTAATTGCGTCTGTAGAGTAAGCTCGCTGTTAAGATTATTTGCTTGTGCAACAGCGTGCCCTAATTCATGAGCTAGAACACTGTTTGTACTCAGCCCATATTTAACCCTATATGCTTGGTCACTTATGTTTGGCATTTGTATATGATGCCAATTTATTTTTCCACCTGTAAGCGACGCTATGTATGCAGGTTTAGTAGATAACCCCATATATATTGGCCTAACACCAAGTTTCTGCCCTACTGCGTTGAGAACTTCATCGGCAAAACCAACATTCGTAGCGGCATCAACACGTTCTTGCATAGTAACAGCAGAGTTGAAATTTTTTGCCGTAGCAGTATTCAGTGTTTTAAGATCAAATGTTGGGCGAGCAATAGTATTTCCTCCCCAGGTACCCGAAAAGTTAATAAGACCGTTGATTACCTTCATAGTTTCTATGCCATCAGGCGTAGTTCTATTAGCATCTAGCCAATTCTTTAATTCTGGCGAATGAATATTGTCGGTCAGCAGCTTACCGGCTTTTCCTTCTATGACAGATGCGAGTGATGCAGCAAGTTCTTTGTGTAATGGAATATTATCATCGTTAGTCGCATAATTCCTAAG